CCTACACAGAAAGCGGTTAGAGACTACATCACTAACTCTTTAGGACCTTACATCAACAAACCATATTCTACCAACGCTGTTCCTAGAGCACTAGTTGAATTGACTGACTCTGGTAAGATATCTATTGACCAGATTCCTGCTCTAAGACCATTCAGTGTATTTACAGTTGCTAACCAAGCAGAAAGAACATCTCTAGAGGGTGCACTTGCTGGTGACATCGCTATCCAACAGGATACATCACAGTCATTCATCTTGAACAATGACTTAGAAAGTTTATTCTTAGGATTTGCAGTAGATACCAGTCTCGCATTTACAATTGGAGATATCTTCGAGGGTAGTATATCTGGTGGTCGTATACAGTCAACAGAATATAGACAAGGTGTTGTATACACAGTCAACATCACGAATGGTGGTTCTGGATATACTGTTGCACCAACTGTTAGTTTCTCAGGTGGTAACCCTGCAGCTGGTGCTGTATCAGCAGCTGCAACTTGTACGATTGCAAATGGTCAGGTTGTTACTGTTACTATTGTTGAGTTCAATGGATTTAAAGGTGGTAAAGGATATACCACACAACCTACTGTTACATTCTCTGCTCCTCCAGGTGCTGGTACACAAGCACAGGGTAGTCCTTTAATTGAGAGTAGATTATATGGTAACATCGTTAATAATATCAAGATTGAAGATACAGACACTGTTGATGATAGTTCAACACCAAGTGCAAATACAGTTAATATTAATAGAACGATTAATACATCTTCATTCAATGTTAATAACTGGGTATCTCTATCATCCAACCAGATTGCTGCATCAGATATTACATCAGGTGTTATTGAGACAGATAGATTAGCATCAGGTGGTGCTGCAAACTCATTCACATTCTTAAGAGGTGACCAGAACTTTGCATTAGCAGTTCAGTCAGTTAAGGGTGCTGAAACAAGATACTTTGCTAAACTAGCATCACAGTGTAATACTGGATCGTCATCCATGGTATTTACCACGAACTCTGACGTTCTCATTGGTCATGATGTGTTACAAGGAATTGCTGGTATTCAAGCAAACACAAGTATCACTGGTGTTGTTACTGCCGCTGGATTAACAACCATAGCATTGAACAATCCAGTTACTCAAAATATTCCATTAGGAACAATCATTGAGTTTGAGCGTGGTGAATCACCAATGACATTTGAGTCTACCTTTACACAGGGTGGATTCGTTGATGATGTTATCATTGCAAACGGCGGATCAGGATTTACAAACGGACAATATTTTGACCAACCTTTACAGGGTGGTACTGGTACAGGACTCAAAGCAAATATTGTTGTTTCTGGTAATACAGTTACAGAACTTACTGTTACTGATGGTGGTACTGGATATAATGCTGACTTCTCAATTACAGTTGCACCATCATCAATTGGTGGTGGATCTAGTTTAGTATTAAATGCAAAAGTAAGTACAGTCAATAGACAGTATGCAAACGTTTCTCTTGATATTAACAGGGTTACTGACCTAACAATTTCTGCTGACCTCTACGGAACAATTGGTGTTTCCAGATATAAAAAATCACAATTTAATATTGGTCAAGCAGGAAACGGATCTGTTGAACTTAAGACTGGTCCTGATAGTGGATTGGATGCTGACTTATTAGATGGACAGCAAGGTAATTACTATACCAATGCAAACCACTTATTCGCTGGACAAGTTCCACAAGATAGACTAGGTGGTATATATGGTATTGATATTAGTGGATCTTCTGCTAACACAATTAGATTACAAACTGGTACTAACAACCCAACCTCTAACCCAAATCCAAACAGTTTCGTTGAGGGTGTTATTTCTAACACAGTATTCAACAGTTCTAATGGATTAGGAACTGCATATCCTTCTGTTAACACAGGTATTGGAACTGGAACATCTACTAAGCACTTAGTTCTAACTATAAGAAATGGTGCCTCTGGTTTTGACGCATCGTTTGGTGGTGTAAGACAACTTGCATTTGCTAATGATGACAACATGTATCTTCGTGGTTCTGGTAATGGAGTCAGCACATGGAATTCATGGGCGAAGGTATGGACATCATTAAGTGATGGTGTTGATTCTGGAATGGATGCTGATAAACTAGACAACAGACAAGGTGCTTGGTATCAGAATGCATTAAACATTAACTACGGAACATTATCTGATAATAGACTTCCTAGATTTATTAGTGAGACTAAGTTTAGAGATAAGGTCACGATCAAAGCATTTGCTGGTGATCCTAAGTTTAGAATATATGTCTCAGGTCAAATATTAAATACAGCACCATTCATACCTGGCGATCCTAATAACCCATCTGTAAACCTTTACAATGCTAACGCACAGGGTGTTGGTAGTTTTGTTATTGACAACGTTATCACAAATGATGATGTTAATGATAACTTCAATGATTTTACAATCTTAATTGGTAGACTTACATCTGGTAATTTTGCTGGTGCTCTAACAGTTGGTACTGCATCTAACAGAGTAGAGTTTGATGACTTTACTATTGAAGATGGTAACACACTAGAAGTTTGTAACTTACATAGTGATGGTGGTGTTGGACAGTTACAACTAGGTAGAAAAGATGGTAACGCAACTACACCTAGAATATTATTCAACTCATCTCAGCTCGCTGCTAGTTACAACGCTAAGATAGAAGCATCAGGTGGTAATGCATCTGCAGGATCTGGTTCTCTTAACGTTGATGTTGTAAATGCTGACGGATTTACAATTAAGAACCAAGTTGTTTGGAACCAAGGTAACATACAATTCTCAAGTTCCAACACACCAAATTATGCTGTACAACGTGATGGATCTGGTAACTTCTCTGCTGGAACAATTACAGCAAACTTAGTTGGTTCTGCATCACTTAACGTATTGAAGACTGGTGATACAATGACTGGTTCATTGAACATCACTGGTGGTACTTCTGGACTTACAGTCGCTGGTATTACAAACCTCAATAATTTCACTAACGTTAATAATGATCTTAATGTTTCTGGTGCTTTGTTTGTTGATGTATCTGCTTATGAGGTTGGTATCAATACTACAAATCCAGCATCAACACTTCACGTACAGGGTAATGATGGTATCCTAATTCGCACCAGTAGTAACGGTGTTGGTGCTAAGATTAAATTTAGTGATCATCAAGGAGGATACACTCAACAAGGAACATTCCAGTATAAGCATCAAGATGGATCTATTTCTGGTACTCCATGGAACGATGGATGGGAATTGTTTGGATCAGAAGCACTCACTGGATTTAAAGTATTTGGAGATATCGTTGCTGAAAGAAGACTTGGTGTTAATAATAACAATCCAAGTTACACTCTTGATGTTGGTGGTAATGCAAGATTTACTACTGGTGCATATATAGATTCTGCTAATGATAACTCTGGTGCACCAATATACTTCTTAGGTTCTAACTCACAAAGAAACTTTAGAATTGGTAACCAGATTGGTCATAACAATGCGTTTGAGATAACACCATCTACAAACAATGGTGGTCAGAACTGGGATAGCACTCCTGCAATTTATGTTAGAGGTGACAGAAGAGTTGCTATTAATACATCAGCAATATCTGGTGTTGACTCTGAATCAAACACAACTAGAAGTTACTATCTAAATGTTCAAGGTGATATGAACATTAACGGACAGTTGTTCCAGAACAACTCTGAGTTCGTAACATCTAGATGGACAGAAGCATCTAACAATCTAGATATTTACAGATTATCTAGAGTTGGAATTAATAGAACTAATCCAACATATCAGTTACATATTTCTGGAGATACTAACATAGAGAACGGTTTCCTATATGCTAATGGCGTTAAACAGTGGATCGACTCTTATGGTATATTCAAGTCAAACAGTAATACTGTTGCTGAGAATATAACAATTCCTGCAAACATTAACTGTGTTAGTGCAGGACCTATCACCATTGCTAACGGTTATACAGTCACTATAAATAGTGGTGGTAACTGGGCTATTGTATAAAGGAATCTAAAGATGGCAGGTATTTTAAAAGTAGACCAGATCCAAAACACCGCTGGTGTTAATATAATGGATCTGCAAAACGATAATTTGAGAATATGGAATGGAAGTGGTTATTCTGAAATGACAACTCCTGGTGCTTTAATTGGCATCAAAACATATACATCACAGAATGGAAACTGGGCAGATAGATCAACCTCTGGTGGATCTGGTACATGGACAAAACCATCTGGTTGTAATCATGTATTAGTTTACGTCACTGGTGGTGGTGGAGGTTGTCGTTGTAATGACAACAACTATCGTGGTGCTGGTGGTGGCGGTGGAGCTACTGCTATTAAATACATTGATGTTTCTGGTGTAAACAGCGTTAACTACACATATGGTGGTGGCGGTGGTTATGCTCGTAATGGTGGTAGAGGAGGATCTGGAGGAACTTCATCTTTTGGTAACTATTGCTCTGCTTCTGGTGGACAAGGTGGTTACACTGATAACCCATATGAAGGAGGAAGAGGTGGAGATGCCTCTGGTGGAGATATAAACCTACCTGGCGGACCTGGCGAAATGTCACACGGTTCTAATAGAGAAGGTTGTAGTGGATCTACATTTTGGCATAAGGCAGGATCTAACCATCATAACTCTAGCGATGGAGCAGAGAGCACACATGGACAATGGGGTTCTGGTGGTGCTTATGGATATTATTCACAAAATGGATATGCACATAATAATGGCAACGGTGGTGCTGGTTGCGTAATCGTATGGGAGTATACCTAATGTATCAAGTACTTGTAAATAAACATAACGGAACTGTACTTCAGTTCGTGAAAGGTGGATCAGACGACCAGTTTGAGGTACATGAAGATTTCATGTGGGTGCAGTATCTAGAAGAAATAGATAAAGGTTTAGGCGAGGCTGACTATGAATTCAACCGAGCAACAAATGAATTACAAAAAATAGTTCGTGAACCAACTGCATACGATCTTGCTCGCAAACAAGAGTATCCAGATTTTGCAGAACAATTGGATATGCTATATCATGACATGGATGCTGGTATTATACCAGGCAAAGAAACATCCAAGTGGTTTGAGAAAGTGAAAGAAGTTAAAGAAAACAATCCCAAACCATAAATAAACTTATAGGAAAGTAGTGTAACCATGTCTCAGTTAACAGTTGGAACAGTTTTAACAGGTAATGCGAGTTTAACGACGCAAGGTCTTAAACTGCCATCTTTTAATAACTCGAATAGACCAGCATCACCAAACGTAGGTCAATTAATCTTCAATACATCTGAAGGTAAGGCACAGATTTGGAATGGTTCAGACTGGGATGAAGTTGGTGGTGGTATTCCAGAACCAGCTGATGTAACTAGAGGTTCTTATCTAGTATCTGATGGAAGCAACGGTGTTTTCTGGGCGTATCCTGGTCAGACTGTTGCATCTGCTCCTCTTACAGGATTCAGATATAGAAGTTTGATAACACACGGTTATCTGGTGGCGGGGTATAAAGGATCTAATCCTTGGAGAACGGTTAATAAAACATGGCATGCAAATGATATTACTTTCTATTGTGGAGAACAACTAACTAGAGCACTTACTTACGCTGACTGTACATGGAGTGATTACTTCGGGTATGGTCATGGTTGCGTTAACTCTTTCACGGGATCTTCTAACTTTACAGACTCGATCAACCTACACACAGGTATGAGACGAATGTTTGGTACTACTGGATCAAACCCAGGCGGTGGTACTTACTCTCCAACCTCACCATATGGTTGGGAAGGAGACGATCCTAGAGGAGTTATGGGATATACAACTGTTGGTGGTTGGAATATGCCAGTTAACCGAGATAGAAACTCAACTGCTACTGCACAGGTACAACAGTTTGGTTACAACTTAGGTGGAGGTAACTCTGCTGTAGGTAAACTTCACTACTCATCTGAGATCATGTATCAGGTAGGTAACTCACCTTCTGGTTCTGACCACACTGCATCTTGTGGTGATGAGAATAGATCTTGGGCATCCTTCCGTGGTAGTAGATACTACGTCAATCATTCCAACGATAGTTGGGCTGGTTGGTCATCTAACATGTCTCCTGACGGAGTTTGTAAACCACTTCCTTCTAAGTATGGTCACTTCTACTGTGGAACTGGTAACAATGTTACATCACCTTGGACTAAATACAGTGGATCATCTGGAGCTGGTCTTAAGAACGGAACTAAAGTTCGTGCTTATGGTGAAGAAAATATGATGATGGGTCAAGACAAAGGATACATGATGGGACAATATGATGGTCAGCAGAACAACCATACAACTAAGTGGGATTACTCCACTGACGTTGAAACAAATATGCCAGCTGCTACTAGACCAAAAGGACATTATGGAACATCTTCTGGTGGTTGCTGTTCAGCATCCGCTTCTGTAACTGCTAAACGAGCACAATAATGAGATACTTAATCGTCAACGAAAAAGAAATCAATCCAGAACAGTTTGTAAACATGACTGCTACTGGGGATACCAGACTGCACTACAGCGAAATGTTTTCGTTGATGCACTTCTCATGTGTAGAGGTCAGTGAAACAGTTTTCCAAACTATATCTAAAGAATGGGAACACAAATACTTAGAAGTTACAAAAGCACAAGCATATAACGGATCAAACTTCTTCTCAGAAATTAGACCGTTTGGTAAGGTTGCTGCATCGGTTGATTCAGCTGGTTATGCATGGACTCCTGCTAACCCAGTTTTAAAAGTTCCTATCGAACTTACACCAGAAATTAAGAAAGAAGTTGTAGACTTCATGATATATTTTGCAAAAGAAATTATTGAAGATGAATACAACACACGTCTTAAGAATCTTAAGAACACTACAGATCTAGAAGTAGCATCTTGGGAAATCCAAAAGCATGAAGCAAGAGAATGGTTAGAAAATAAAGGACTAGGTGGTAGTAAAACTCCTTTCTTAGACTACCTATCTGCTGAAAGACATATTGACAAAGACACTCTTTCAAATAAGATACTTGCAAATGCAGAAGCATGGGAAGATAAACTATCTACAATGCTAGTAGAATATCAAATCCTAATAAAGAAATTTGAAAGTTGCACTGAAATTTGGGACCTAAATATATTATATGAAGATCACATTGGTATCATGTTGCCTCAAAAGCAAGCGATTGAGATGGGGAGAACAAAATCTGATACTGACTGGGATCGCAAACCAGAGTATGAGGTAGAACCCTATGTCTTTAAATTCTGACGCTAATTTTTCAGATATAATTGCAGACGTAAAAAATATAATAAGTTCAGACACAAACGAAATACATTTATCAAAGTCATTTGTAGACGAGTTCGCACTCACTAAAAAAGACTTTGATGTCTTGTCTGCATCTATGCGTTTTGATAGTGGTATGACAGAGTATGAGTGTGAGCACTTTGTTGCTGACCCTCAATTAACTCCATGGAGAAAAGTCCGTCAAGCATTGATGGAACTAGAAACTAGATATCATGCATACATGGAGAATAGAAATAGTCTTAGAAAGGCAGAGATTCTTAGAAAAAGATTGAACAGGGACATGCCATTGCTTCCTGACGAACTTGATAGAGAGTTGATGCAAATTGATATGGAAAAAAATGATTATGATATTGGTATTTGGAAAAGGAAACTCAGGCAATCTGAACTAGAGTTAAAGTATTTCTTAAATGTTGTTGACAAATATGTTGACGACGAGCATCCTTTAGAGTATTATTGTCAAGAGAATCATCAGGAAGTAAGAATGTATTGGATTGCTCGTATGGGCAAACAAGCAGCAATGGATATTATTTCTTATGGTAGAATTGGTTCTGGTAACATGACTACAATCATGGATATGCCAGAGGAAGATCAGGTAGAAACACTTGGTGTTGCTGTTCAGTATTCTGGTATGATTGGTGGTGGTATTGACAAACTAAATAAAATGATCGCACCGAAGTTACAAGCACAGTTAGCACAGGATGGTATAGTAATGCCTAAACTGTTAGAACATAAATATAGTGGACAGGGTGAAAACCAATACAAATTACAAGGGGAAAATGGATAGATTTTTTAATCCAACAAGTAGACATCTTGATCTATTGCCTGTAATTCATCATGCTATATGGCAAAGGTATGAATTAGGGGATACAAGTGGCGACACTATTACATATCCACAATTGGATCAATCAAAGTTGGAGCAACTAGCAGAGACACACAAGGGTATCTTAGTAGATAAACCTGGTGAAGAACATTTATATATGGAAGCAGTGATCGTAGATTATGGCAAGTTTCTCGCTACCTCTTAATACTAAATTACCTGAGGATTTTGTAGTAAACCAATTCATTCCTTTTCTACAAGAACATAAGGAATATATCTACGATATCTATTTTACCTGTCGTATGCCACCCTTTACGCAAGATGCAATGGGTGACGTAATTGATGGTGACATCAGAGAAACAACTTTAAATGCTTTGTTTGTATCACAGGAGACTGGGATACCTTTGTCTGCAACATTTAATAATATCCAAGTTCCTCCTACACAAGAGAACTTGGATATTTTTATTGAGAATTTTAGATTCTTGTATGACAATGGTGTTCGTATAGTTACTCTACCACATACAACATGGATGTTGACTGGGCAGATACAGAGAGAGTTTCCAGAATTAAAAGTAAAGAATACTATACTCAGAGAAGTTACTAGACCAAATGAAATTGTAAATCTTGCAAAGGCAGGATTCTATTATATCAATCTAGACAGAGATCTTATGCGTGATAGAGATTCTCTACTTAAAATTAAGAAAGCAAAAGAATACTGTGCATCTATAGGTAAACCTGTCAAGATATCATTACTTTCTAATGAGTGGTGTTGGGGTGGATGCCCGATCATGCCAGAGCATTACCATTATAATATGGTAAGAGAGAAAGATGACCCACAATATTTTAACGATAGTATCAGTAGAGTATCTTGTTCTACATGGGATGAGAAAGATCCTGCAGCATCATTGAAAGCAGCAACTATACCTCCATGGAGGAAAGACTGGGAAGAATTTATTGATCTTGGTATAGATGTATTCAAGATGCATGGTAGAGAAAATGCTATGCGTCTTTATGAAAGTATGTCTATTATTAATAGATGGAAAACTAATGAAGAACTTTTACATCCACAGTTTAATGAATATATTGAAGACGTTTCTTTAGAAGAGAGACCAATTGATATATGGCGAGAAAAAATAAAGACATGTAAGTTTGACTGTTGGGATTGTAATTATTGTGATTCTGTTGTTCAATCTAGAATGAAAAAGAACGACAGACATTTTGATGACGATATTAAATTAGTATTAGAATCTATTGATAAGGCAGCAAGGAGAGAAAGTAATTTTATAGAGGAAGGATATAAGTATGAAGGTCTGTCATCTAATATAGTAAGACATTTTTTAAATAATTTATTATCTAAACCTGATGCAATCTACATGGAGTTAGGAGTTCATGCTGGTAGCACATTTTATGCTGCTACTATGAATAGAGATGTAGAATCATTTGCTATAGATAATTATTCTGAGAAAGAGATATCACCTTTTAGAGATGAAGTAGAAGTAGAAGGATATGAAGATCCTAAGAAAATATTTTGGGCAGGACTACAAGAGAAACAATATTTTTGTGCTAAGACAATTCAAGATCTAACTCCTAGAGATTTACACAAACAACCTAATGTAATTTTCTATGATGCAGACCACGATCCACAAGCTCAGTATGATAATCTTACATTCTTAATTCCTGCATTTGCAGACAAGTTTATTCTTGTTGTTGACGATGCAAACTTTATGGGTGTTGTGCAATCATCTGAGTTCTGGATAAAAGAACATAAACTCAATTTATTATTTGAGAGAAAAATACTAACTAAAGTTCCAGAAGATCCTAATGGTTGGTGGAATGGTATACATGTTATGGTATTACAAAAATGAATTCATTTAAACATCAATACATGGTAGTCCATCTTGATGATGATTTCTTTCCACAATTAGAAAAAGCAATAAAACCATATCAAGATTATGAATCAGGTAAGACAGATCAATGGGATGGTAACAAATATCAAGCACAACATAATAAAGATAGAAGTTCAAAGTTATGCTGGATAGACAATGATGAAGTCTATGCAATGATGGATGGTCTTGTGCATTTTGCTAATACCAAATGTGATTGGAATTTAGATGTAAATTTTATGGAACCTCTACAACGTACAAAATATGATGTAGGTGATTTCTATGATTGGCATTGTGATGAGATGGGTTGGACAAAAGGTAAAAGACCTAACAATAGGATACGTAAAATAAGTTTTACAGTTATGTTAAATGATGATTTTGAAGGTGGTGAATTTGAGATACAGACAACTGAAAAAAATGTGGTACAATTAAAGAAGAAAGATGTTATAATATTTCATGCTGATACTCCACACAGAGTTAAACCAGTGACTAAAGGTGTTAGACATTCTCTTGTTGGGTGGACACAAGGACCTGCATATAAATGAGATTTATAAAAGAATATACATTGAGTGATCTTAGTATATGTGATCGTCTTATAGATCTATACAAAGACGCCGATAAAATAGATTTGACTTATGCTGGTCGTGTAGGTGGTGGGAGTGTCATGCCTGAGGTAAAAAAGAGTAGAGATTTTTTTATTGAAGATGCAGGTCCTCTAGGAGAACCTAGTGATTATAAATTTGATTTATACCAAGAAGAGTTAAATGGATTTATTGATAATTACTTGAACTCTTTGACTATTCACAATCAAGAATTTGTAATGCAAAGACTACCACAGATTCAATACTATAAACCAGGTGATGGTTTTTATACTTGGCATGTGGATGCATCAGGATCTGATGGGTGTGATAGAGCATTTGTATACATCACATATCTAAATGATGTTCCTAATGGAGGAACTGAATTCTTTTATCAGGAATATACTGTAGAGGCAAAGAAAGGAAAAACATTAATTTTTCCTGCTGGATTAACACATAAACATAGAGGTGTGATATCAGAGGAGCATGAAAAATATATTATAACTGGATGGCTTTGGTGGGTATGAAAATTATAAAGAACTTTTTACCTAAATCATTACTTGACGCATGTGTAGACGACTTTAGATCTAAGTTGAATACTGACTGCTGGTCTTCTAGTAACTTTGCATGGAAACCATTTTTAAGACAAGGTGTTCATGGATCAACTATTGCTACTGCTATTCCTAAAGTATTCAGTGATGAAATATCAAGACATTTAAAACCACACGCACCAGAGTTTAAAAAGTTGACATGTAGATATAATGTATGGCAACCAGGTGCTGGTATTGGAGTACACTCTGACACTCATCATTTGTTTGGTGCAACACTATATCTAAATGAACATTGGCATCCAAATGCTGGTGGTTGGTTTGTATGGATGGATCATGCTGATCTTAATTTAGATGAAGATCCAAACAAAACTGATGTTTACAGAGCAGTTCTACCAGAACAAAATATGCTAGTATTAAATGACTGTAGTGAGAGTCACTTAGTAACTACTGTTGCACATGATACACCTGAGTTTAGATATACAATTCAGATATGGGGTGATGCATGAATAAACCTCACGTTATTCGTAATGTATTATCCCAAGAAGAGAGAATATCATTATGGGATTACTTTGATCGTAGATCACCATCTATGAACTCACTTGCTACATGGACATTTAATAATGCATCTTATGGACAGGGTGATCCAGTATCATGGCAACATCCACTAAGAACTGATTTGATATTTACTAAGTGTGCTACTACAGTTAGATTAAAGATAATGAAATTTCTTAGGAGAGATATCAAACTCTGTAAGATACATGCTAATGGACAGACAGCAGGACAGAATACAATGTTTCATAAGGACTGGGAAGAACATAATGTCTGGACATTTATATACTTTAATCAACCACATTGGGATCAAGAATGGGGTGGTGAGTTTGTATGTCAAACACCAGATGATGAATATCATCACACACCATACGTACCTAATACAGGTGCATTGATTCCTTCTAACTGGTTACATAAAGGACAACCACCAAACACACTAATAGGTAATGAGATTAGAACTACTATTGCTTTCTCATTTTGTGATCCTGAGATTCACGATAAGATAATTGCACAGAATACAAGAAAATGGTATTAGGAATTAGAGAGTATCCAGTAGATATTGACGCAGATAAACTTATAGAGTTTATTGATACTAATATTGAAAACGATTCTCTTACTCAAAACATGGCTCATGTATCTAAACTTACCTTTACTGATGGTAAAGATGATTTCTTAGAGTATGATGAACCTATTATCAAAAAATTAAAATGGACATTTCATGATGCTTGTTCTAGGTATTGGGGTATGGATATATTTGATTTCCAAATAAATTCATGGGTGTATGTGGATTGGAATAATAATCCAATAGAACCATATATGCATTCACACAATCCAGACAATCCTTTCACATTATCTGGTATAATGTATATAAAACTAGGTGAGTCTGGAACTACTATGTTTCCTATGCCAAAAAGAGATCCATATTTTTTACCTAAAAAAGAATTGACTTGGTTTATCTTTCCATCTAACTTACCACACTTACCTGGCAAAGGTATTCAAAATCAAAAACGATATAGTTTAAGTGCAGATTTATACGCATGATATACAGTCAAGATAGTTTCTCTTTTCTATCAGAGAAAATGCCACAAAATTTATATCAAGAATTACTTTCTTACACACAGAGAAGAAGGGAGGAAGAGACTTGGAATTACAATGATAAACTTGCTGGTGCATTAGAACAACAGTCAAGTCTATCTGATTGGAGTCCACAGTTTGAAGAATATGTTGTTGGACTATCTACACAGTTGTGGTCACAGGTATATCAAACATGCCCGTGGGATTTTCAAGAAGCAAAAAACGTAACTCCTTTTATAAGACTGAGAAACCTGTGGGTAAATTACCAGCAACAGTATGAATACAATCCTATACATACACACACTGGTATAGTAAGTTTTGTAATTTTTACAGACATACCATATGGTTCTGAAGAAAGAGAGTCACATAATAGTAATGGTGCGTTTCAATTAGAAGCAGATGTATTGCCAGTAGATAAAACTTGGAACGGTGTAATACTTATGTTTCCATCTACAACCAAACATGCTGTATATCCTTTTAAGTCTACACAAAAAGAAAGGGTAACAGTATCTGGTAACTTGATATGGAATGTGGAGGGTGTAGATGAAGAACATTATTAAGGACAACTGCATCAATCCTAACTATCAGAATCTTTTAGAAAGCACTATGAGATATGATACAGATTTTAGATGGGTGTATCATGATAATCTTAGTGAAGATGGTGAGAGTCAGTTGGTAGGTTTCTCTCATATGTTTATATTGAATGGTAATTCTACAAGTAAATACTCTGGAATGTTTCTTCCATTAGTATTTGAAGCATGTTATAATACAGGCATATCAATATCTAAAGTCATACGTGGCAGATGTTTTTTACAGACGCCAGGTGTGAGAACAAAAGAGTATGATTCTATGCATGTTGACTTACCAGATCCACATTTGGTATGTCTATACTATGCATCAGACAGTGATGGTGACACGTATTTCAGCGAAAGAATGTACGGAGAACCGCTTGCTGAATACCCTATAAATAGTACAGTATCTCCTGTAAAAGGTAGATGCGTTTTCTTTGATGGTCTACGATATCATTCAAGTAGCGTACCCACAAAGAAACCTCGATTCGTAATAAACTTTAATTTCTTACCTTGATAACCATGGATCCAGCACAACTAAAAACTAACTTTGAAGAACAAATTGCTAAGACTGATAGTCAGATAACAGAGTTAGAAACGAATTTAGCAAAAGCAAAAGAATATAAATTAAAACTTGTAGGAGGACTAGAAACACTAGGTCTTTTAGAGCAAGAAACACCACCAGCACCTGACGCAGCACCCGCAAACGTTGATCCTTCCTAAATAACTATGAAGGGATTATAGTGGGTAATGGCATCTCCAAGTACAAAAGCAGAATTGATTACATATGCTAAGAGGCAATTAGGTGAACCTGTCTTGCAAGTTAACGTAGATGATGAGCAAGTAAACAATGTAATTGACGACACATTTCAGTTCTTTCAAGAGAATTGTTACAATGGTATGGAGAGGTGTTATCTAGTACACGAGATAACTGCAGATGATAAAACTCGTCTTGCAGCAACTACTGATACAACTAAAGTAGATGCTGGTGTAACTACCACTTGGAAAGAAGCAACAAACTTTATACCTATACCAGCACATGTATCTGGTATTAGTAAGGTATTTGGAATGGTAGGTAACTCTATTCGTTCTAACTTATTTGGTATTGAATATAGAATATTCTTAAATGATTTGTATGCCTTTGGATCTCTTGATATCTTAAACTACTATATGACCAAGCAATATCTAGAGACTCTAGATATGGTTTTAAACAATGGTTCATTCCAGCAGTTTAGATATACTCAGCGTCGTGATCGTTTGTATCT